TTTTTAGACTTTGCAACACCAGAATGGAATACCATATGTCTATTACCTATCGAAGAATTTGTTCGGGACTTGGGTGGAGTAGAAATACCAATTCCTTCAGAAAAAGTGTGGGGTAGATAGATATGGAAACCTACGGAGAACCAGGAAAAAATGAATTTTTATTGCCGAATATAAACGGAAAATACTCGATAGTAGTAAATCCTACAACTAAAGTATCTCAAATTTATCAAAGAAAATCTCAATTTGATTTCCAATCAATAGGAACTCTCGATTTAAAAAGTAACAAATTAACCTTTGATGAAAACGCTCCTATAACAAAGGATAATGAAATTTCAATTATAAAAAATATTGATATATTTAGAAGACAGTCTGTAGCAACAGCAACTGTTGGTGGAGCAACTAACGCAGAAGAATTATTACTAGGAAATACTGAAGTTTCTCCACCAGAAAATCCACCAGGAGCAAACCCAAATCAAGATACTAGTGGAAGTGGTTCTGGGGCACCATCAGGAACTCCCGCAATTTTTGAAGTAACCTCGAAAGACTTTCAATCAGAAAATGAAAAATTTAAATCTGATTTTTTGAAGTATCCATTGGATATGAGTTCAGGACAAGATAGAATAGTAATAGTCCAAAGACGATATAGAACTCCAGAAGTTTTAAATGGAAAGGGATTAGATATTAACAAAATAATTGCGGGTGAATTTTCAAAAGAAAGATTTCGTGAAAAACCTACAGAAAGTGAATTAATAGGAACTGCAGTTCTTCCAATGCCTAATGATATTTCGGAAACTAATGTAACTGCTTGGGGTGAGGATAGTCTGTCATCATTAGCAGCATTAGTTGGTGGTGCTGCTTTAGGTGCTGCGAGTGGTCTTGCCAACTTCAATTTAGATGCAGCAATACAAAGTGCAATGGGGGCAGCATCAAATGCACTTAATAAAGATACGACTGCAAATGAAACAATAAAACAACTTCTTGCTCTGAACGCTGCAGCAGCAGTCACTCAAAAATTCGGCATCAATATAAATCCAGAGGCATTCAGATCTAGAATTACTGGAACTGCAATCAATCCTAACCTTGAATTATTATTCCAAGGACCAAAGTTAAGATCATTTGGGTTCCAATTTAAGATGACCCCAAGAAGTCAAGAGGAAGCAAGAAACATCAGATACATTCTTAAGTTCTTCAAAAAAGGAATGGCAGCAAAAAGATCTGGTGGAAAGGCTGCATATTTCCTTGGTGCTCCAAATGTATTTGATATTCATTTTAGAGGTTCTGAATCTACTAATGATGATTTAAAAAGTATTGGGAAAATTAAAACTTGTGCTCTTCAGCAATGTGTAGTTAATTATACTCCAGATGGATTTTATGCAGCATTTAATGATCAACCCGCAGGAGGTTCTCAACCAATTGCAGTCACAATGCAATTGGCATTTACGGAATTAACCCCACTGTATAATGATAATTATGATGCAAACGATGAAAACACCGTTGGGTATGATAGTCTGAATAATGTGAGTTTTGGAACCACTCAAAATACTGGTGGAGGAACACCTACACCTCCTGGACCTCCTGGTCCATCAGGACAAGGAACTTCTCCAGCACAATCCCTGATAGTACCAGTTGAACCATTCCAACCTACATCGAGACCTCCAGGAGTATAATAAATGACTTATTTCAGAGAAGTATCAGACTTACTTTACCAGTCTCAATTACCAGAAAGAAACTCTGCATATGATTATGTGAGGGTTAAGAATCTATTTCGTAGAGCAAAGATTCGTGATGACTTTTTTCAAAATATAACTGTCTTTTCAAAGTATACAATCCAAGGTGAAGAACGTCCAGAGCAAGTTGCAGAGAAGATCTATGGAAGTCCAATCTATGATTGGGTTGTATTGATTTCAAACAATGTTATCAATGTCAGAACAGAATGGCCGATGTCTGACTATGAGATGCAAAATTACTTAACTAGAAAATATACTGAAGAAGAATTATCAGAGATCCATCATTATGAAACGATTACATACTATGATGGAAATGGAAAACTAATTCTCCCCAGTGGAAAAATGGTAGATCAAAACTTTTCTATGAATTATTATGATCCAATAGAAGAAGTAACAAAAACAATCTCTCCTATTAAATCAGTTTCAAATTATGAATATGAAACAAAATTGAATGATGAAAAGAGAAACATTTACATATTGAGAACAAGATATTTACAAACAGCAATTGATGATATGAGACAGATTATGTCATATGGTTTCTCATCTCAATACGTAGATGACCTTACAAAAAAAGGAGATGATTTAAGAATCATCTCCCTCCGATAATCATTCCTCGGCAAGTTTTTGGAAGTAACTTAGAGCATCATCTTCATCTTCATCAACACTTGAAGAAGAACGAGAGAGTGAATTAAGTTCGGAACGAAGATCTTCAGTCAGTTCTGGACCACGATCATTGTCCTCATCATCGAAAGATTCATCTTTCTTAGGAGCAGTCTTCTGACCTAGGACAGACTTGAGACGAGCATCAAGTTGTTCGTAGGACTTGAAGGAATCTGCTTTAGTGAAGTCCTCAAGAGAGTATGCTTTCTTCCAGATACTTTCAAGAACATCATCATCAAAATTACCAAGAGTTCCAGGGGAATCAAACTCGGACTTGTCATAGTTCCAATACCCATCCTTCTTAGTGATCTTCACTTTGAAGTTAGCACCTTGCCAGAAATCAAAAGGATCAATTGGAGTTTCATCATCAAACTCTGGTTGCATTGCTGCAGAAATCTTATCAAAGATCTTCTTACCAAACTTGAAGAGGAACACCTTACCTTCGTTTTCGGGATGTGCCTTATCACTTACAACATAGATGTTGGAGTAATAGGAGAGTTTGCGTTTACGTTGACGTACAATCTCCTGATTTGCTTTGCTTCCAGTGTTCCAAAGATCACGATTGGATTCGCAAACAGGACAGGATTGATTTACAGTAGTCAGGCAGTTATCAATGAACCATCCACCAGTTCCTTGAAATGCGTGACTGTAGACTTTTGCCCAGGGAAGTTCTTCACCCTCTGGAGCAGGAAGGAAACGGATGACTGCGAAACCATTGCCTGCTTTATCGACTTCTGGTTTCCAGATTCGTTCATCAGAACCACCTGAAGTATTCATCTTCTCAACTTCACTAATCAGTTTAGAAGTCAGAGAACCAAGAGAAGATTTTTTCTTAAGATCTGAAAAGGACATTCGGATTACCTCGGATTAATTGGATTTGTAGGATTGAATGGATACCCACTAGGTCATCCTAGCAGGTGCTGGTCTATCTGTCAATACCAGCCTTAATGTTCTTAATTGTCATTTTCATTGAGTTGAAAATTGTATTAATATCAGCATTATCAAACCCCAAAAGTCTAGAAGATTCAACTACTTGCTTCTTCATTTCAATTGCTTTTGGGTCATCAGATAGACTTAACCTAGTATATAGCAATTGTTGCTTTTCCAATAACTGTTCAAGAACTTCCATGTGTTCTTGCTTTTCCTCCTTTGTCATAGAAGGAAACTTAAAGATATCTCTGGTTAAGGTCTTCTGCAAATCAGAAATATCCTCAAGTTCCTTTTGTACTATTTCGGAATCAAAAAATGACATCTAACTTTCCTCAATTAAAACTCGGAGTATAGTTTTATATTCCTTTATATCAATATTTAGAAATGGGGAATACTTTTTAATTTTTAACGAGACGGTTTCCCACACTGGATCCAATAGAACTTTATCAAACTTTTTAGAGTATTCAAAAATCTTATCAAATATCACTAAAGTCTCTATAGATATCTGACTACTCAAATACTTCTTTAAGATAGGAGGATGTTGCTTTGAGATATCTAAAAGTTTATTCAAGTCATTTTCAGACAACATTTCGTCTGATTGCTCTTTAAAAATATACTTTAAACTTTGCTGTCTTTTACTCCATTCAATATAAGTGGTTTCACCATTCCGACTTAATTCTCCAATCCATAGTCTTCCTGGATCATCCACCTGAACGAAATTTGCTATAAAAAAATTTTTAACTTCCTCGTCATTTTTTTGACGAGAAAGTTTTTCATACCAGTACTTATCCTTTCTCTTATTAAATGCTTCTAATGATGCTCTAGTTTTACCTGCATATTTAATATAATCATAATTTGGTTTGCTGAAATGATTCTTCAAAGATAGGTAAGTCCTATAAACATCAAATGGGGTCATATCAAAAGTTTTGCTCTGGAAGTTCTCTTAAGAAAGTTCAAATTAATAGCATCACACTTCAATTTTTCTTTCAAAGGTTTGCTAATCAATTTAGATACTGATTCAATTTCTAAATTGTTAATTTCACAATAATGAACTATAGCATCAATATAGTTCATATCATCATTTATCTTTACAATCTCCTCAATAATTTTTGAGAACTTTGCTTGGCATAAAAATTTTGATTGCAATGCTGATTCTAATTTACTTTCCATATTCCTGTAGTTTAGAGGTTATAAAATCCTTAATGTAGTTTGACAATAGTTTAATGTATTTTGCTTTATCATATTCTTCATAAACAACGCATTCACCATCTTCACAAGTCATTAGAACCACAAGTTTCTTAACTGCGATTCCAGTGAGTTCATAAAACATACAAGCATATGCTGCTGCCTGAACGAAGTAGTGCTCGATCCACTCCCTAGGTTTTTCCTTTTTAGAAGTCTTGAAGTCAATTACTGAAAGTTCTCCATTATACTCAGCAATACAATCTACAGTTCCAGCAATTCCTAGAACCTTACTATACAAAGAACTTTCAAGAGCATAGATATTATTTATCTTATCTAACTCGGGTTTGATAATCTTAAATAAATGTTTCGAGATTAATTGAACCTCTGGAAGATCTTTATTCAGGAGGTGATTTTCAACTAATGTATGAAGATCAGTTCCTCTACTTGTTGCTGCTTTATTGACTCGATTTGCCTCTTCTTCTCCGACTCGTTTTCTCCAGTCTTCAAAGATGTGTCGATTGTGATAACTTGTGACTGAAGTAATGGATGCAAACTTATGAACTCCATCTTCATCTAGGATTTTATAATATCTAACCCCATCAATAGTCTCCCTCTCAAGTTGAGGGAGACTTACATTACAATGATTAAACATTAGAACCCTGCTGCCATTTTATTTACAATATAAGACTTGACCAGACCAGATCTTACAATATCATCAACACCGAATTCAATTGATTCAAATTCAGGCATTCTTTGGATGATTTTCATAAAGTCTAGAATACCATTCCTTTCATTAGTCTTGGTAAGATCAGTTTGAGTTGCATCACCACAGAAAACAATTCTGGAGTTATCACCAACCCTAGTAATTATACTATCAAGTTCATGGAAGTTCAAGTTTTGTGCTTCATCAACAATGATAATTGAATTGTCTAAAGTTGTACCTCTGATAAAAGATGTACTCCAGAAAGTAATTGTTTCTTGCTGCTTCAGATTACCATAGAGCATTTCAAATGAAGCATCATCTGGCATCTCAAACATATACTTTACCATATTCTTATAAGGAATTTGATAAAGTGCAGATTTATCATCATGGTCTCCAGGAAGGAAACCAATCTCCCTAGTGGCAACTAGAGATCTCACAATCACAATCTTTTGATATGGAGTAATCTCACTGAGAACATCTTTGAGTGCTAGGTAAAGAGCACAGAATGTTTTACCTGTTCCAGCACATCCATACACAAACAAATGTTTATCTGAATTGTAGGCATCAAAAAGTTTAGTTTGATTTTGTGTTACTGGATTAATATCACAAAGGAAATCTGTATTGATTGGTTTCCTTCTCTTCATTTGCTTTGCGGTCATGCCAATTCCAATTGGCTGCAAATCATTGTTTCTTCTTTTTCTTGCCATTAGAGTTTCTTTACACGGGAACCTGGAGCTTTACTTGCACGATCCAAAACATCATTCCATCCTGGATTTCTGCTGATTAGTTTGTTTCTCCAATCACCAGTCTCTCCAGGACTTGCACAACCTTCAGACCAATCTCTTTTCCATTCGGGATTGTCTTTGTACCATTGAGTGATCTCATGAACACTCATCTCAACTTCTTTCTTTTCTCCAGTTTCTACATGAATAACAGGATAAATTGCCATAAGTTATGAAATCAATATATTTTATTTAGACCCACTCAAGAGCCTTTGCAGCATCTGGGAATTGTTGATTGAAGATTTCTCTACACCCTTCAGCAATCTCCATATGTTCTTTCTGGGTTCCAT